AAGAAGAACCCAAATTGGAAACCCCCGAAGAAACCCCCGAAGAAGAACCCAAATTGGAAACCCCCGAAGAAGAACCCAAATTGGAAACCCCCGAAGAAGAACCCATTTTTGAAACACCCGAAGAAGAATCGGTTAGAAAACCTGACGAAAAAGCATCCCCGTTTGAAAAATCAGTTGAAGAAACGAGTGAAAATCCATTTAAAAAAATGGGTGGAAAAAAAAAGAAAACCAAACAGAATCGTAGCACAAAAAAGCGACGTAAACAATAATTTGGCAAGGGGGCTACGATGAATGTTAGACTACAACTACTTATTCGTTTATTTGTTAGTGTGTAAAGATGATTGAAATATATAGTTGTAATGATGATATGGTTAACGATGATTTGGTTTTTTATCGTTCGTATTATCATATCTATCGGAATATTGTTTATTTTACACAATTTGTATGATTATTGTAAACAAAATTTTACTACTAAGAAAACAAAAGATTTAGTCAGTCTCCACAAAGAAAAATACCAAGAAATATTGAATGAACTACACAATCAACCAAACTCGTCCGGTTACCCCCCAAGTGGGGTCACTGACCGAGTTTGTAGTGAAGAGGCTACTAGGTACGGAAGCCCCTTGCCAAACGTCGAAACCCAGCCCGACGAATTGACGTTCCAAGACAAGGCCTTTTTACAACAATCATTACTTACAATGATTCAAACATCTGTGTAGAATGTAAAAACGTATAAAGATTTCGTGCAATTCTATTATAGTATAGGATCAACATGCTCTCATCAATTCAACTTGCTCAAAAAATACTAGAAGTACCCGTAATTGAACTTTCTTATGAGAATTCTACATCTCATAATAAAGTTTGTGATTCTTATCAAATAGTTCTTGCTATACCAAGATCCAAAAAATACATTGCCTGGTTCACGTTTTTTGAAGAACATGACATCTGTATATTGTTAGAATTAAACCGCGAAAAACAAATTGTATCATATCATCAGATAAATGTGTTATTTGATACCCAAGAACCACATTTAGCACTAGGTACCTTTTTATATGGTTCTATGATTCATGAGATTGAAAATGATATGAAATGTTCTTTTTTTGTGATTGAAGATATATTAATTTATCGTGGGGTTTCCGTACGTAAATTAACATTTGGCGATCGTTTAGGTATACTATATCATATATTACATGAACCAACCGTATTAACAGACGGTTGTGTAGTATCTGTTTCCGAACCGCACAGCGGTTCTACACGTTTTACTACAAAACACGTAGATGCGGGCAAGAGGGCTACCGTTTTATTTAGATTACCTGTAATGTTTTCAAGCAAACAAACTGATATTTCTATATGGTCTGAAACCTATTATAAAATTCATCATTTGCAATTCAGATCGTTGACCAAAATTATTCCGTATATTAATCAACCGTATACGACAAATCCATATATAGGGTCATGGAATCAACTATTGGAAATTAAACAAGATGTCACTGCAACGTTCGCGACAAATAAAATATCAAAACCATATGTTACCAAACCACCACATCCGATTGAACCTATCGGAAAACAATGTGCAAAGTTTTTGGTAAAAGCCGATTTACAATCGGACATTTATCATCTGGTAGATCCAAAATCAATATACACGGTCGATTTTGCATATATTCCAAACTACAAAACCAGTATATTTATGAATTCTCTTTTTAGAAATATTAAAGAAAATATAAATATTGATGCGATTGAAGATAGTGACGATGACGACGATTTTTATGATACACGATATGATAAAAACGTTGATTTGAAAAAACAATTATTAATGGAATGTATATATCATAAAAAATTCAAACGTTGGATTCCATTTCGAAATATTACCAATACCAACATAAATACATAGGTCATACTATATTACACCAAAAATGAATTTAGACGCAGATACGAATAACGATGTCTATAATGAATCTTGTCTGGAGATTATTCGTGACAATTGTGAATTCCATTGCGTGTGTTTTCAGAATGACACGAAGCATCAAAGTATGAAAACGCGTTTTGACACATTAGGACTCAATCTTCATATTTACGAGGGGGTTCCTCATACAGACCCCCGTATTATTGCGACAGATAGTCGTCAAATATCTCCTGTAATACAGCGATTATGGTCTGTTACCTACGGACATTTAGATATGATCCAATTTTTCTTGAATTCAGGAAAACAATTTGGTATTTTTTGTGAAGATGATATTGTTATCAATCGTACATTACCAATGAATCTACCCCATATTATGAGTGAATGTACCGAAATGGGGATTGAATGTCTTTTATTGGGATATATGAAAACATACAAAGTGGAGGGATGGATGTCAGGACATGAAACTATATGTGCGTTTCCAAACTCGTCCGGCGACTCTGTCGCCTACCGAGTTAGTAGTAAAGGAGGCTGGAAGCCCCCCTTACCAGAAAGACCATATACGTATCATGCGTACCCAAATGATCAATGGGGTGTTCATTTGTATATGCTTTCACGTAGTGGTGCAAAAAAGATTTTGGATACATATGCCACTGTTCTACGAACGTCCGAATCACGGTCTTATGCGGATACGAATATAAACGATTCAAACCGACCATTTAGCCCTGATTGGACAATTACCAAATGTCCAGGATTAAAACGTGCATTGATTTCTCCAATGTTTGCATGTGAGGATGGGCGTGATTCTTACGATCATTATGCACATGACGGACAATATAATTTTCATATGGAAACCTTTCGTTTCAATTATGTGCCTGATCTTTTTATATGAACAAATTATATAAAAATGGCATCCGGTACTGGCAACTCGTTATTATTACAGAATGCACACCCTATAAGTTCCCCAAATAGTATGAGTGGTGATACCGCATCATATGCATCCAGAGGCGGATACATTCCTGGTGTTAAAAAATCATCTACTAAAAAGGGTACTAAACATGGTGGTGGATCCAAAAAAAGACGTGCAAAAAAAGGTAGAAGTTCCACCAAGTCAAAAGTATCCAAGAAATAGATATCAAAAAATATGTTGATATCTTATACGAATTTATGGCGAGAAAACAAAATATACCGATAATACCAACACCACCCATCATATCCAAACGCGGTATTACATTTCAACGTCCTTCGACATCAACTGATCGAACCGCATTGGTAAGTATGGTAGTGGTGGTATTTGGTCTTCTTGGTATTATTTTGTATTTGATCTATTTGAATATGGGTAATGGTGCAGGAGCCGGATCACAACTACCCCCGTCCAAATTTCAAAGTACAAGTATGTTAAGTAGTTACCCACCGACGTATTTATCCACAGTTTCAACACGTAATGACCCATTCAACGATCCATATTCTCCACCATTGAAATCTGATGGAATGTATTTTCCACCCGATAGTGCAGATGTTCGTGGAGTACCTATATTGGCACCTACCACATGTAATAGTGGTATGTGTGGTGGTGGTGGTGGTGGTGGTGGTTTACCCATTAATATGAAAACACGCGGTTATAATCAGGATTATTCACAAATAGGAATTCTTACCCGAGAACGTAACAATCGTACGGAAGATACGTCATTACGTGATAATATGATTCTACCTCTTATGGGACGCCGGGTAATGAACGGCAGAGACGCTTATCAATATTATACCATGTCTAATACAGGTGCTATGAATACCAAATTACCGGTGAAAGTTCGTGGTAAGAACTGTATTAGTGAGTATGGTTGTAATGAATTGATGAATGGTGATACAGTGATGGTAGACGGATACAATGAATCATTCCGGGCGACTATTTATGAAAATAGTTCGTTTGGGTATATACCGTTTTTGTAAACGAAAATACTTATAGTGTAAATCGTTGATCACGTGAAATAACTAAAGGTGTAGGTATAATCACGGGTGCCCGTTGAATAATATGGAGTGATGCCATGGGACGATTTTGTGGCGGTAACATAGTATTCGTCTTGGGTTTTACCAAATTTGTAGAACCGATCCCCCTTAATTCAGATTCGATATCACAATTATCATCAAACATTTGAAATGGTAACCTAGCCGGTAATAACCCATTACCTGGAATACATGTCTGATCATTAAATCGATATCCTGTGTACACTTCATATTGACGAATTTTTAACAAACTATCTTGTTCGGCAGCATAATTACCAGAAGTGTTTTTATTACGGGTAGAAGCCATCTATATACAAAGTTGTATATTTTAAAACGTTGGATTTTTATCGAGTGAGTTTTTGACGTAATTCAATGACGGATGGTAATTGGTCATTGAACACCGACTCCTTACCATCAATATATATGAAATAATCACAAAGAACGTGATGAAATGATTCTAAATAGTCGTATGAAAATAAAATAGCAAGACCTATTTCTGCATCTTCCGATAACATGAACCCTGCTGATTTTTTGTAGAATTCTTGGAAAATGGGAATTTTGCTGGTTGAATCATATATAAAATCCATGAATGGAGTGGTGGATTCAGAGTCATAATTCCATTCGTCTTGGGTGATTTCATCAATATCTTCCTCATCGTCACTGGTCATGGAAAGAATATTACAGGTCATTTTAAATAAATTACGAATTACATTACGGTATTCAATATCATTTTTATAAGAAATTTTCAGATTCGTGGGATAAAATATTTGGGTTTTACTCATTGTACAGTTTGATATATGGCTAAACAATATATCAAGTATTCTACCACAACAATGTTATTTATTTCTTGGATTTTCGATTCTTCTTGGATTTGCTATTCTTCTTGGATTTCTTGGATTTCTTGGATTTCTTGGAATTACGCCTTTTTCGGGATTTACCACCTGCGTATGGTGCAGGTTCGAGTTGGGACGAACCACCTGTATATGGTGCAGGCTCAAGTTGACTTGAACCACCTTTGAATGGTGCAGGTTCAAGTTGGGTTGAACCACCTACGTTCATCATATCATGTAGTTTATTTCCACCAATATTGATAGGAAGTACCTGTTGTTCAGATAAATTGAGCATTGAATTTTTTAATTCTTTTTGAGATGTCATTATAATTATATATATTATAATGACATATATTGGTGGATATTTTTGTTTACAAAAAATAGTGAAAATAAACGCGATGCCTCCACTGCTACCGTTCTACGAACGTCCGCATCGGGGTCTAAGCGCGTATAGGTTAATTTTTACCGGACAATTCACGTGAATGAATACCACCACGAACCCAACCTTCTAAAGCACTTTCTTCCACTTCTTGGTTTTTCACATGTTTTTCCATATTGTTGTCTAAAATATACATTGAATATGGCAAAAAACTCTTGTCCATGATGGTAGAAACCCCCTTTTTATCCCAAGTACTTTCACCTTGGAGTAATTGTGATTCCGTATCCGGATTACATGAACCTCTGCCTAAATATGGTACCGTCAAAAAAGGTCGTTGCATCAATTGTAATTTCTCCTGAGGTCGGTCTTGGGTAGTTTTGATGAGTAACAATGAATCATAATCAACCACTTTACCATTCAATCCATCACCCCTCGCAAGACCTGATATTGTCATGGTCGGTTGTTTGGAGACGAAATCAATATTTTCACTCGAAATCGATTCGTTGAAATAACTTGACAACATATGATTTGCAAACCGAGTATTTTGTAACGTTCTTTGGGTATTGTCTGTGCGATCCGCACCAATACGTCCAGCATTGTTAAACATATAATCGAAATAATTGGTGGAATATTCTGACGACATATTGTGTATTTATTTATGTAAGAAATATACTATATAATTGTATCAGAAATTTCATCTAATAATTAGTATAGTGACTTGTATTTCGCGCACATGCGAATAAATTACCTTCTTTGCATGAAACCATCGATCCGTAACAAAATTCGGCAAAAGCACCCTGATCATTGGGTATTGTCGTACTAGGATTTGTATTAAATTGACGCATGGATTGTTCAAACCCCAATTGTTCGGTTAAATCACGGAATAATTTTTTATCAATGTCGGGTTGACCCGGATTTGCTTCTTGGATCAATTTCTTGGCATTTTGTGTAATCATATCATTAATCATCGGATTCGATGCGGGTGGAGCGGGTAATTTATTCGGATTATAGTCGTAATCAGACATCATAACATTACCAAATGGGTTTTCGACGGTTGGTTGTTGAAATACAGTAGATTCAGTATTCAAATTGTTTTGTTGTAAATAGTCTAAAGCCGGACTCGGACGTAGTATTTCCAATCCTTCCTGGACATTTTGCTTAGATTCTTGATTCGTATAATGTTGATGTAAAAAAAAGATAATCCCCAGAGTAGCCAGACCAATCAGGAAAAGTCGAATACGATTTGTAGTTAAAAATAAACCAACCACTGTTAATACAATCACCGATCGAGAAATGGCATTCAGTTTTTCATTATATGTCATGTTTTCGGTAGGGAAAAATTCCATAATACATGTTTTATTACATAAAATATTTGGGTTTTCTGACCAAAATGGAGTAGAAACATGTGGTTGATTCATATCTACAAGAGGCACCAGAGGTGGTATAATTTGAGAATCCATCAATTTTCTTTGTTACCTACTCAATATATTATGTATTCATATCAGAAATTTGTAGATATAAAGTATATGCCAACTCTTCGAAAAAGAACCAAGAAGAATCTTACCAAGAAGATAAACCGGAATGATCGAGAAATTAAGTATAATAAAGCCGATTATGATTCAAATAATGGTATGATGACGTCCATATGGGGTCCACCAGCATGGCATTTTTTACACTGTATCAGTTTTAATTATCCGGTCAATCCTACTAGTGAGGAAAAAAAACACTATAAGAATTTTATATTGAGTTATAAACACACGTTGCCTTGTGGAAAATGTCGAAAAAATTTGACCAAGAATTTACAAAAATTACCTTTAGAAAACAAACATATGGAATCACGTGAAACATTTTCAAAATATATGTTTGAATTACATGAAGTGATCAATACCATGTTAGGTAAAAAATCAGGATTGACCTACGAAATTGTTCGTGATCGATACGAACATTTTCGTGCGAAATGTCAACCGTCTCCCAAGACAAATAATCACCAAGAAAAGGGATGTGTTGTTCCTTTTTATGGAAAAAAACAGAAATGTGTTATGCGTATTGTAGATCATAATAAAAAATGTAAAACATTCATGTAAAATAGTATAAGAATAGTGTATACGTAGATATGGCAAAAATTCAAAACGTGTTGTATTACACTTATATTCGTCCTTATAGCAAAATATGGTTGATATTAATCATGATCATATTATTTTTGGTTGTCGGGATTTATTTGTATCGTGCATATGCTCCTGGTGCTTTAGCATCGAAAAATATTAAAAATGTGGCAAACGCAAATATACGAAATACGGAAGGTGCTACCGGATCTACCGGTACATTAGAAGTCATGTTATTCAATGTCGATTGGTGTCCTCATTGTGTAAAAGCCAAACCCGATTGGATCGCCTTTGTGCAACAATACGATGGAAAAGTCACCAACGGTTATCAAGTAACTTGTGTAGGTGGCAAAGAAGGAATAAACTGTACCAATTCTGATGATCCTTCCGTAAAGAAAATGGTGGGTCAATACGAAATCAAGGGTTATCCTACCTTGATTTTTATTGAAAATGGAACCAAGGTTTCTTTTGACGCTAAAATTAACAAAGATAATATGGATAATTTCATGAAAAATCTATAATATGTTTATCTCATTTTTTACAAAATTTTGTGCACATTGCGCACCATGTTCAATCATCTGAATACGTTCTTCCGTTGATTTTACCATGGCGAAAATATCGATTGATGATTTGATATCTTGGGAAAATTGTAATTCGTGCACTTTAATAGTAGACGAATTGCGCACCGGAGAAGTGGTCAAGGTAGTTATTTTATAAATTAGAATGGATATAATTACATAAATATATTCAATCAAATTCATTTTGTCATTCGACAATTTATTTATATAGTTACGATCGTACAGATTAAATCCAAACACGGTGTTATCGAGTGTGTGTATATCATCGTCCTTACATGAATCAATACAATTCTGTATACAATATTCCATAGGATAATTCGCCAAAAATCCTCCATCTGAATACCATTCGAACGAGGATGTTTCTTTGTTTTTTATGTATAGTGGTTGAAAAAAAGGTGGAATACAAGATGACGCATAGATAGCATCCAAGAGTTTCCAATCAGGATGGGTCTTGTACGAAATATCCACCAGTTCGAATTCTTGGACACGAATCGTAAAAAAATGATGTTCTATCTTGGTGTATTCATAAAACTCATTCATGGTAATGGTATTAATATCTAAATCTTTGGCACGAAACAATGGCTCCAACATTTCTTCTATTACCTTTACACTATATAAACCTCGTTTTTGGTAACATTCGATCAATATTTCCAATGAAAATTTGAACACATCTTTCCATGGTCGATTGATCAAATAATTGTCTAATATTTCCCATTCATATTTTAGTGACAAAATTGTCGCTAAAATCGTACCAATCGACGTTGCATACATAGTTTCAATATTATCTATATGAATTACGGAATGATCATGTAAATATTTGAATGCACCATAAAAAGAAAATCCGTAAATAATTCCTCCCGAAAATACCAAATGTTTGATGATAGGTTTCGGAGCAAACTCTTCCGGGTCGGCATAGCAACTGGGAACCCGCTTTGCGGGTTCTAAGTGCAAAGCACCCTTTGAAGTTAGTAGTTCGGTGGCATTCTGCCCCTTGCCAAACTCTTCCGGTGAGTTTGCGTCGTCTTCCTGCATTGGTTGATATGTTTGTTATTCAATCATATCAACACTCGTTTATGTCAATTCTTGAATGTTATTTTTTTTTCTAATTTTTCTAAAATATCCGGATTGTACACCATACCCGACGGTTTATATTGGCCAATTGGTGTATATTGCTTTTTACCACCTGAATTATTCGTGGTATTTTGATTCAGTAATTTAGAATTAGGATCACTATCATCTAGTTCGTCCGTGTCTGTTTTTGCGTCAGAAATGACCTGTCCCTTTTCATTAATCACCTTTCCGGTTTTCTTTTTGATTTCATTACGTACATAACTTGGTATCCATTGTTCCCAAGAAATAAACAAAGAATGGGGGTGAACATACCGTACATAAAATCCATTTTCAACCAATTTGGATATAATATACGCAATACAATCCGATTGATCGTATACTGGTTCACCGAACAAAAACTCTGGCACCAAAAACCAAATATATTTTTCATTTCGTTTCATACGAGTATTTGTTTGAATACGTTTATGAACACGATTCAACATTTTATTAAACAAGGCCACTTGTTTCAAATCACGTTTCATATTTTTATCATATAAATCATCTATGTTGATTTTACCAAGGGCTTCTTCTTCGTCAGCAAATATAATATTTGACATTATACCCTATACCCTATATGAATCTTTACATATTTTTTATTGTATCTATAACCGATGTATGTTTACAGATGTCTCCGCTCCTACGTCGCTCCCGACATCCTTACCAAACCCTCCCTCAGAGCACCGAAGGTGCTCAAGGGTTGAGACCCCCTTTGGGGGGTCTCTGACCGACCTACGGTCGTACAGGTTTGCG